TCATTTCAGTTCTTGGAGGACAGAGATAAAGGTTTCAAGGCAATCTTTGGGAATGTGGAAAGGTTCCCCTGTTTTAGTTTCTTCAATTCCGTGAGATGTGTATTGATTAATCTCTACAAGACCTTGACCATCATCAGTAAGTTGGTAGAACCAATCATCTTCAATGTTGTGAATACGAAGTTGTCGGGTGATTTGGTAAGTCATTTGATAGTCACCGTTTGATTTTTGATTTGGCAAAGACGGGAAAGATTATCACCCGCAGTAGCAACTTGGAAGAAGTTGTAGTTAGTCCCACACTGTTCGTTGAGTGCTTGTTGAGTTGTAATGACTTTCATAACTCCTGTGATGGGAGCAGCAAGAAGAACCAAAACAGCACCACCAGCAACCAAGACAATCCAAGCATCCATAAGATCAAAGTTGTTGCGTTTCATTAGTCCTCTGTGTGTATAAGAGTATTATATGACATCAAAGAGCACCTGTGAAGATGCCTCTGTGCCAGTTTAGAAAGTGTCCTCAATCTTTAATAAGTTCTACAAGGTCATAAAACTCATTATAAACTTCTTCAAGACCATTAGAGTGTCCCTTTTCCCAAGCAAGGTCAAATGCCTTTTGCCTTTTAGGATTATCAGTCACATTAAAGTTCTCAAAAAGGTCATTCACAAACTCCTCGTGAAGTTTATGCTTTTCATCTGTATATTGAAGTTGGTGTGCTTTGTATCCTTCTTTATCAAGAACTACCTGAATCACAGCATCAGGATACTCTTTTTCTAATTGTGATTTACTCTTTTCGTATCCATAAGTAATCTCAAGAACTTCACCCCTATCATAAACAAAATACTGAATGTAATCCTGTTTGTTGGGATAAGCAGTTTGTGATTTGGAATAGTAATCAAAGGGTTTCATTTCAGTTTCCTCAAAATTGGTGTTTAATTTCTTCTTCTGTTGCTATCTCCACAATAGGATAACTCATATCTTCATAAGCACCAAAATCAAAATCAGTACTCAATCTTGAGGCAACATTATCGCACAGATAATCAGCAAAAATTCCTGGGTCAAGTTCTCCATCATCTGTAAGCATATCATCGTCCTTATGCTTTTCAGGGTCAAACCTCACGTAAAAGGTCACTTTATAACCTTTTAGATTTTTTAGATTATCTTTGTGTTTTTGTTCTTCCTTATGTTTTTGGATTTGAAGTTCAAGTTCGTTGATTTGGTCTTCGGTCAGTTGAGAGAGGTCAATCATTTCAGTTAGGGTTGATGTAAAAAGGAAGGCAGGTGACAGTATTATAAGCAGTTGCTGGTTTGATGAGTTTCCATTCACCCATTATTTCAAACCAGCACCGACCTTGTTCGTCGCAATAGTCACTCACCCATTCCCAAGGAGTGTATTTGACCCAACTTTTTAGAGAGTTCAGATAATCTTCTTTAGGAGTAGGCATCGGTTTGGTTGCTTATGAGAGTATTATAGACCAATAGGAGACCTTGTGGAGTGTCCCTGTGCCAGTTCTTCAACCGTCCTTCTCATCAACCCAATAAAATCCAAGACAGGTTCTCATAAAGAACCTCACCAAACGATTAGGTTTATCAGGCATATAATACTTCAAATATCTACGATTTCCATTCGTATAATAACCTTCGTGTGTTTTCCCCTGTTTGATTACAAAAGAAGGTTCCAAAGAACTACCAATCGCAACAAACTTGGAGGAATCAAGAGTAAGTGTTTGGATTTGAGGGAAAAATCCATTATCTTTTGCATACTCAAAGTTATCAAAAATCCTATCAAACTTATCTTCGTATTTTCTTTCAGCAGTTAGTTTGTGAGCATAAAAGTTTCTCTTTGTTTGCTCAATCAGTTTATCAATCTTCTCATCAAACTCTTGTTGGATTTCTTCAATACTCTTGCGTGGTATTGGGAATTCAAGTTCAGGTGGAACATAAGGAATGGTAAAGTATTCCTTTGCAACTTCATATTTTGGATTATCTTCATCCATAGAAGCAACCAAATCCATAGTATAAAAGACATTCTTCACATCTTTAATTGTTTTGATTGCATCTACATTAAGATTATGATTTAATCTTTCAGTCATTTCAGTTCCTCACACAATTCTAACACATCATCATAAATCACAGGGAAATAGTCCAAAGAGTAAGTGGTGCTACCTCCATAAACATCATCAAACTCCACAAAAAGTTCTTGAAGTTTATAATCAGTCATTTTGCCTCCATAGCACTAATCACAGCATCACGAGCACTTTTACCTTTTGCTCTATTCATAGGAAATCCAGTATTTATGAACACCCAATCACTCTCACCATTCATTTTGAGAGAATGTGGTTTGAACTGATTGAGTAGAAATTCAAGGATCTCCGTGTCTGTTGGTTCGTTAGTCATTTGTTATAAACCTCACCATAAGAACATTTTTACCATTTCGTAGTTCACGGTAGATTTCATACTTTCTACCATCTCCAACAGCATCTGCCATTTGAACCAGAATTGATAGTTGTTTTGATGGTGGCAACTCTTGGTCTATAAAAGACTTGTAAATCTCTTCCCAAGTTGCTTGTTCGTCAGTCATCGGATTCCAGAATCAAAGAGGTTTTTCAGTTCTTCATAAAGTGGTCGTAGTTCAACATATCTTCCATCATGTTTTAGATCACCAGTATCTTTTGTATATAATAGAAGTGTATAGAGTTGTCGTGCTTGGTCTTCTTGAAGTTCTACGACATAAGATTTTTTGATTTCAATCATTCTACATCCCTCAAATGTTTTTCGTCAATCAAAATCACAGTATCAAAAGGCAATCGCCAACCAAGAATACAATATTTTCCAAGTTGATACATTAAACTCCATAGTTGGAACTTCACATAACCATCTTCATCTTCCTTTGGAGGTTCATAAGGATACTTATCAAGCATTCCACCAGCACCCTCAGCACTCCAAAAGTCATTATGGTCTTGTTCCAGCATTTTTTTGCCATATTCTGTGAGTTTGACTTTGACGGTGTTGTTGATGTTAAAAGATTTAGTCATTTTTTAAAAAGTTTTTCAAGTTGTAATTTTTGTTTGTGGAGTTCATAAGATTTTACTTGTTCATTATAAAATCTTTCCATATGCTCGCAGATTTTTCTTTCTTCTGAAGTCAAATCCATTTGATACTGTGATTTCAAAAGAAGAATAGTTTCCAAATCTTTAAGAACAATTCCTGGAATATCTAAAAACTCTTCATAAGTCATTTTCCTATCCAAATAACAATGGACATAATCAACCAAATCCATCCCGCAGTATATAAAAATGTTTTTTTGCCTTCAACAATAAGACCACCCACACAATAAATCTGTGAGATGATGAGGAATGCTTCGGATTTGTTCATTTCCGTGCCTCCCAATACTTACCTTCCATACCACATTCATAATACTTTCTCGCATGATCACAATACTTACCATTAGATCTTCCCGTCACAACATTTCCAGTCAAAGCAGGATGAAGGCATAAGTCAAATGTGTCTCCAAATCCAGTAATGCGAGCATTCCAATCTCGCTTATAGTGCTTACAATCCTTACAGAGTTTAATAGGTTCAGTCATCACCATTCACACTCCACAATCACAGAAAACCCAAGTTTATCTTTGAGACATTCTACCATAAATTCCTGAAACTCATAAGAAGTCGGAGAACACTCTTCAATCAAAATATGATAATGAATATCCCCATCCATATGATAAGATACATAAACATCCACAACATCCAAATCACCATAATTTACTCCACTAAATTTTTCTGTGGATTTCTTATGTTCTTGTAGAATTTCTTCTGATGCTTTTTTGATTTTTATAAAGTTGTTATAAACATCTTCACTATCAAATATCAAAGTCATTTCAGTCATCTCAAATACCTGCGTCGGCATCAATAGTGAAGTTTGGTTTGTCTGTGATGATCTCTACACTCATTTCATTCATAATCGCAGCAATCAAATCCCTTACATTTTCCCTTGATTTGGCAGTATAATGTCCATTCCAGTTTGATACTGCTAGAGAATGAGTGAGTGTATCAATAATAACTGCGAGTTGGTGTGCTGTAATTTTCATTTCACAAAATCTCCAAGTTTAGGAATTTCACCACAATAAGAATTTACTTCTGATGGACTTCTACCTTTGAAAGCAATTCTACATTCCATAGATTTGTCGTAGGTTTTTTGATACAAACTTTGCTTCTCTATTTCAGTATGGAAACCCCCAAATAGGAAAGTAAGGATAAGAGTAAATCCAGACACAATACACAGAGCAATCAGTGCTTCATCATTAAATTTCATCATTCCCTCCAAGTGTTCATTTCGGTGTTTACATTACTACTTTCCCAACCTTCATCATAACCATATTCAACACCCACTTTGAAACCTTCTGCCCAGAGTGCTCGGGCAAACTTCACAAAGGCATCAGGTTTGCCAGCAAACTCAACCCAACCATTTCCATCTTCTTCACACCATTCTTCGTTGAAGTATTCTTTTACCATTTGTAGGATTTGTTCTTCAGTCATTAAAAATACCTCATTCGTGCTTGTGAAAAGTTGGTTGTCTCATCATCCCAGTTGCCTTCATAAACTATCTTAAGATAAGTTTTCTCACTCACAATATCCTGTTCAAGTTCCTCAGGAGAGGCATATTGGAGGTAAAGAGAGTATTCGTAATCTTTGAAATTGATTGACGGAATGAGACCTTTGTAAGATTGAAGTGATTTGATAATCAGTTTTTCTGATTGATAATGGTCGTCAGGCATCAGTCCTCAACAATCAAACAATACTTTGACTGAAAGATAAAAGCATCTTTTTCGTGAGTAAATTTTTCACCATTTAGTTCCCAAGAATACACAACTTCAATCCAAGGGTCTGTGTCTCCATAAGTATTGAAACCTTCAACGGTTACATAACCTTTGGAACCATCTGCTCGTGCCCAACGAGAACCAACTTGGATTTCGTGTGCCTTGAAGAAATGACGGACAATTGCTTTGCGACCATCAATAATTTCAGTTTCGTAGTTCATCACCACTGCTCCACAGGGATATAACCTACACTATGGCATGTATCACATTCATAAAGATGACACTCACCCCAAGAATATTCTGGTGGTAGATTGTCCTCATCAAAGTCAGCAGCATACTGGGCACTTACTTGCTTGAACTGTTCATTATCTTCGTCATCTTTGAGAGTATAATGAAGTGTCCAACTCTCACCATCACCTTGACAATCGGGACACTTACGAAATCCTAATTCACCTTTGAGGATAGCACGAAGTTCTGCTGCCTCTAAAAGAAGATCGTTGCCGTAAGAAAGTTGCATCAGATTTGCTCCAGTTCAGTTGCGATTTTGAGAATGTCATCAACAAGAACCACCTCTTCCGTTACGCCAACTCTTGTGTCGGCAAAGGTGCTTTGTTTTGCAAGGGCACGAAGGGCAACAGCAATTCGTGGTTTAAGATGAACAGCAAGAGGACGGTCAAATCCTGCATTGAAAGCATCTACGATTGCTTGTGCTTCTGGAGAAAGGTCAGTCATCGGTTTGATTGCTTATGAGAGTATTATACGACAAAACCACTGACCACGGGAGGGTCAATGTGCCAGTTAGTCAAATGTCATAAGGTTGTTGAGGGTCTTTAGTCCACACTTTAGTATATACTAACCATTTCTCTTGTTTGTTATCCATTTCAGCATACCAGTGATACCCATTCTCATCAATAGCATCAAGGTAATGAATACCTTTGCGGTCATCAATCACACGGGTGATACTTACAAACTTTACTTTCTCAACCATTCTTCACAACCTCAAATGTAGGGACACCTTTTTCATCAAATTCTACAGCAAGATTTACTGTATAACCAACATTAGTTTTCCATACAGCATTCTGGAACTCTGTAGTTTCTTTCTCTGGATACTTTGCTTTGTAAGTTCCATCTACAAATTCATTAGCATCCTCATCACCAAGATAGTGGAGGTTAATGAACTTTCGCAATTTTACTTGGTCATAACTTGAAAGTTCAACTGTTACTGGAACAACAAACTTGTTCTCTGGTTTGAAAAAATCATCAAGGTCATTCATAGTTCATCGTCCTCCAGTTCATTAGCAAGACGCAGTATAGCATCCTTTACCCAGTTTTGTCCTTTGATGAAATGATGTTTTTCCGCACTCAACTCTCGGTCAGGGTCTGGTTCAATATTGAGACCTTCAACTGCTTCACGAAGAGCAGCAGAAACGGCAGAATTATCATAGTAATATGGACCTGGACCCAACTTAGCATAATACTCATTCATTACTTGCTGTGCTCTGTTTTTTCTACTCATAATGCTTCTACCTCATCAGCAATTTCACGCAACACAGATACGGGGTCTTCAAGTTCTCCACAATCTGTACATAACCTATCAGCAACTTCATTGATTACACGAGCAATCAACTTCTGCCTATCTTTACTTTTGGGTCTCATAGAGAGTTCCATCGTGCATTCCAAGATTTGTAGTGCTCTAGTTGTCATTCTTCATTCTCCCAGAAGTCCTTCCATTCTACCTTATACTCATCAGTCATCTCTTCAACTTCAAAACCACTTATAATCAAATCAGGAAAACCATCTTTAACAATATAATTTACTACATCATTTGCCAAATAATCACCAAACTCTTCTGGACTTTTCAATTCATCAAATTGATGTTCAGCAGGATTGAACTTCACGCAGAAAGTAATTTTATAACCTTCAATACAATCTTTTGATTGTTTTAGAAGTTCTTTTCGTTCTTCAATTTGTTTTTCGAGTTGTTGGAGTTGTTTGAAAGAAAGGTTAGAAATGTCAGTCATTTGTGTTCTTTATACCAACGAAGGTCTCTGGGTCGTGCAGTAATTATATCCAAATAAAATTGAAATCGTTTGTATCGTATAAAAAATCCAAGCAAAAGAGCAGAACTGATACACAAAGAAAATTCTGGGAGGATGGCATCGCAACCAAAATCATCCCACTGGACTGTAATATCAAGTAAAGCAAACTTACGTGATGTGAGAACTTGGAGAAACCATTCTTTTCCAAAGTCCTCATAAGTTTCATAATCAAAGAGTTTCATACTTTGCCTCTACTTCTTTCACACGTTCCATAAAAGTATCATCACCATGATCACCTGAATACAGATAATCAATATGACGCATAATCTCTGCCATCTTACGCATTTTTGGTAGTTGCTCTTTCAGATACTCAATTACTTCGGGTTCAAAAGAAGGATAATAATCAATACCATAGTATCCAGTATCTTCACGTTTCTGACCATTCTTGAGAATTTCTTCCTCAAGTTCATCAGCAAACTGACCTACCTTGTAGTAATCATAACCGCAATTGCCAAAATGTCCGCCGCTCATGGTTGTGCCTCAATAATAGATTTGATTTGTTGGAGATCTTCTATACGTTCTTTACACAGATCATACTGTTCACAGTACCAATCAAGATCTGGATTTTCTTGATTGGTTTCCTCACGAATGTCCCATTCAAGGCACTGAAGATGACCTTCTTGATCTTGAATGAAGTATTCTAAAGTGTCAATTAGTGCCATTTGTGGTCGGTGCAGGTGGTGGAGGAGGTGCTACAGGAGGTAGCACTGTTTGTTGGGGTGCTGGAGGCAACGTGGTTGCCGTTGGAGGAGTCTCTGGCACCACTACAGGTGCTGGTTCTAATGCTGGTTTAGAAAGATCTTCCAGTTTTTGATCTAACTCATTCAGTTTCTGATCCAATACTGTTGGTGGTTGCGGTGAATTTGATTCTGCAAGTTTCCATCCAGCAGCAGCAGCACCGAAAATACTTGCAAGGGCAGCAACGGTTGAAATGGTCTTGGTGAAACTCATTTTGCCTCCAGTTCTTCATCTACAGGGAACATTTGATCATACTCTTCATCGGTCAGAGTAAGATACTGAACATCAGCATCACGATGTTCTTCAGCGTACATCAGATGGTAATGTGCAAAGGCAGCAGGATCAGTGCTCCCATATTCTACCACACCATCAACGAGGCAAAGGTAGTTCACAATACCTCCCAGTCACACTCCCAGTGACAATCGTTGCTCACATTGACCCAAAAAAAGTATTTCTGGTTCTCAGATGCCAGAAACATCATACCATCACCTTTGTCTTGTTCCACAATACAAATTGGATTGTTCCCCATCATGTTAGCAAGACGGTTCTTCGCCTTGCTGCTTTTGGGTTTTACGGTTACTCTTTTCATTTTGAATCTCCAGTTTTAGTTTACGAATTCCAGTAATGAAGTAAGCAAAGTCTCTTGTCTCTGTGATAGGTTTGGTTTCGCCACACACATCACAGGTTGATGTGTAAACAGAGGAACAACCTACAGAATAAACACCATAGGTTCGTCCACAATCCATACAGGTTTTGTAGGCAGTCTCAAGTTTTTTGAGAAGTGCTTTCTTTTCTTTGAGGTTCATAACAAAGTTCTACACGGGGTTTTGTGTCTGCAAGGTAATCATACAGCATTCGGGCGAACCCGTACTGAGGTCTTGTGCCAGTTTCAATACTGGTCGATGTGGCAACAGTCCACATAATATCAAGTTGTAGTTTATCAGGAAATTCTTTCATCAGTCCCACCACCAGCAGAGGTTTTCAAGTGTGTTAATAAACTGTTCATGATAAACAGTACGGCTTGGATTTGGTTTGCCATCCTTCATATCTTGTAGGTACTGAATTATGCCACGAACTACGGGTGTGTCTTGAAAGTATTCGTTCATTCGGTAACAATCAAACTTTTTATTATATTGAATAAAGTCATGAAGTGGTGCCATGTTACGACGATGGGCATAAACGAATACATCTTCATCCTTGATACCATGTTTGTTTATAATCTCACATTTTTTATATTTTTCACCATTTTCATCTTCTTCATCTATATCTTCAAATTTGAAGTGAAGATCTTCGTAATACTTTTCCATCAGATCTAAATCTGGAGCAACACGAAGTTCTTCATTCTCCTCCAGGTAGTACTTCATACGGTTGATTGCATCTGGATCTGTCAAACGGAATACAATATTACCGATGTAGTAGTTTACTGGACCACCATACATGCTTTCGGATAGTTTTTTACGAAAAGAAAGGTGAATGATTTCAAATCCAGGATCTTCATTCTCTTCCATTACTAAACCTTGTGAAATAGTCATTCTTTTACCTCTTGAACATAAAACAATTCATCACGCCAGTTACGACCAGCAATATCAAAAGTAAAACCTATCTTACCAAGAGAAAATAAGAATGAAAACAACCTTCCATATCCCATAGAGATTTGTAGATAAGGCCAGTCAAACCAAGAACCATAGTCCCCAATATCAACTGCAACTTGAAGAAGTGCTTGTCTTTCATTAAAGAAAAGGGTCAAGCAGTATTCTTTACCATAATCTTCTCTTACATACCATTTTGCAATTTGAAAGATTTTCATTGAACATTCTCCTCTGGGAATTCGAACCACTCATACAAAGAATTCATAACATCATTCACAATACAATCAACCACAGCATCTTCATGTGGGTTTTCTACATGTTTGTGTGCTCTGTTAAAACCAAAACGGACACCTTCCTCAAGTGCCATTTCCAAGACCTTACGAAAGTTTGGTTTCATCTTTTTTACTCATAAAATTTTCAAGAGAATCTAAATCATCTTTGAGTTCTTGCTCTTTCTTTTTATCATGATAATAAGACCACAGAGCATTATGGACATCCATCAAATTATCAATCCAAAAACCAGTGGGATAAATTCCAAGTTTATCCTGAAGTCCACGATGAGATGTTCCTTCTTTCTCTGCATTACACATTATAGTGCAAATTGCCTCAACCATATCAAGTTTATCCTCTTCAGAAAGCATGAAATACTTTCCAATCGCACGTTGCTTTGCTTCTACATTTGCTTTCTGAAGTTCTTTACAAGCATCAGAGTCCCACCACTCTTGGAGTGCTTTTCCAAGATCATTAGGTTGTTGTTCAGTCATTACCCTCATGTTTACCTACGACGTATCCTAGCACAAGACCACTCATGAACGCAACAAATAAGTAAATCTCATGAGACGCAAACTGTATCAAATCAGTCACGTTGTCTCCAATCTTCTGGTTTATCATCTGTAAAAAAATCTACAATTTCATCAACAGTATTAAATCTAGAAATTCCTTTACTTTCATGACCAATACCACCAATATCCAATTGATTCAAGAAGTCATCCATGTCTCCTTCTTGCATATCTGGATTTTCTGCTTTTCTTCTTGCTTGACGAAGTATTGTTGCTGCTGACCGATTTGCTTTTGCAAGTTTTTCTGCCCAAATCATATCCTCTAATTTTACTTCTTCGTGTTTTGAAATTCTATTACAAATATATTCAAGACGAAGACGATATTGTGTAGAAAGCATAATTTATTGGTTTATTTTTATATTTAGATGAACCAAGTAATAATAGAATACCTGGTTCCTTTTGTTACTGGCATAATTTCATGTGGGTACATAAAATTTGATGGGAATACAATTGCAGATCCTTTCTTAAGTTTATAAACAAGTTCTCTATCAAAAAAAGCAAATTCCCCCCCATCATAGTCATCATTCAAACATAGTGAGCAAGAAATTGCTCTTGGATGTTGAGTGTAAGAATCTGTGTGTTGGGAATAAAATCCCCCAGTAGTATATCTTAAAAGATCATAACCACTATCTTGACTAATATTAATTGTACTAAATTTATCTGTTAAATCTGTAATTATATTCGATGCTATCTCAAAAATCTTATTATCAAGTTCTTTGCGTATTAATTCATTTTTAGAAATTGAATTTTGTGTAGAAATAGGAATTATTTGACAATTTCTAATCTGTTTATCAACATTACCACCTTCAATCATAGAATCTTTCCAATCCATATCATTCTCATATTGACTAATAATTAAATTACATAAATCTTCGGGAATAATATTTTCGTAAATTTTTATAAAAGATCCTAATTTTGATAATGATTTTATTTCTTCATCTGAGGTATTATTGTTTTTATTTTTTCTTTT